TGTTGACGAACAGAGCGTGGTTCGAGGTTGGTTACACGACCAAGGACAAGGGCAGTGAGCAGGGCATGACTGATCTCATGAACCTGTCGCAGCAATTGGCTGCTGCTAAGGATGATGAAGAGATCAGGGAGGTTGAAGCTAAGCTGATTGCACTTGAGGAGAAGGTTGAGTTCCTACAACCAAGTGGTCCATACTGTAGGGTCAGGATGCCACATCAAGTGCTGATTGATCCTGATCACTGCGACCCATACTTGAGTGACGCCAATTGGGTCATGATCGAGGACATGCTACCAACGCAGTATATCAATGCGATCTATGGGCAAGAGGATGAGGAGAGTGAAGAGGTCAAGTCGATCTTCGAGCCAACACATGTGCTGAACAGTGGCAGTGATGGCGGTGATGACGATGACTTCACCTTGTTCAGCAAGGGTGAGAACTCATACAATGCGTATGGGTTCGACAGCAAGGAGGGTTATGAGAAGGCGTGTCGCACACGTGTGTGGTATGTATGGGACAAGGTAACGCGCAGGTTGGAGATGTATGCAGACAACGACTGGAAGTGGCCCATTTGGGTATGGGATGATCCGTATCAGTTGCAAGGCTTCTATCCACTGACGCCGCTGTGGTTCCATGACAATCCAGTTGCTACGTATGCTAAGGGCGAAGTTAGTTACTACTTGGATCAGCAGGACCAGATCAACGAGATCAACGACGAGAAGCGACGTGCACTGCTGTGGGTCAGGCGCAACATCTTCTACAATCCTGATGCTGGTGTGACGCAAGAGATCGCTGATCGTATACTCAAGGGGCCTGAGCCTGTAGCAACACCGCTGCGGTTGCCTGAAGGCATGAAGGGTGTCGATGCTATATTTAGCATTCCGCCACCGAGCATGCAGTTCCATCAGATGTTCGACAAGCAGGACTTGTATCAGAGTGTGGATCGCATCGCACACACGAATGAAGTGGAGCGTGGCGGTGAGTTCAAGACGAATACCACCAATAAGGCAATCGATTACTATAGCACTATGGGCAACATGCGTATGGACCTGCGCCTTGATGCTATTGAAGATGCTATTGGTGACGTAGGTTGGAAGGTTGCACAGTTGTGCTTGCGGTTCATGGATGCGCAGACTGTGCAACAGATCACTGGTCTGGATGTTAGTGCGTTCTGGCGTCCACTCGATAACCTCAAGGACTTCTCACAGTTCGCGATGAACATCGTTGGTGGCAGCACACAGAAGTTGACTACGCAACAGAAGAAGCAAGAGGCTGTGCAAGTTGGTCAAGTGATGGCGCAGTATGTGCGTGCTGCACCTGCAAGTGCGCTCAAGGTCTCACTCAACATGATGAGCCGAGCGTTCGATGACTTCATGATCACACAGGAGGATTGGGAGTCCATCACTCAGGAAGTGAGCATGATGGCGCAGTCTCAACAAGGTGGTGCACCTGGAATGGCTCCGCAAGGTGCAGCACAAGGTGGGCCACCACCTGGACAACCGAGTGGTGGTCCACCACCAAATGCGAGTGCTGGTGGTGGTATGCAAGTTGCAGCTACGATTGTGCAAGCGTTGCAACAGTTGCCACCACCAGTGTTGCAAGCAATCGGTCAAGCGTTGGCACAAGGCATCCCGCCGACGCAGATATTCCAACAAATGCTCGCAGCACAGGGTGGCGCGGGCATGCAGCCACAAGGTAATGCAGCATGAGCGGAACAGAAGACAGCATCATCAACAACATCCCTGACTTCAGGGATGACAGCGGAGGCGGAAGTGAGCAAGCGTCAACAGGTGGCGATGGTGGAGAAGCGCAAACGAGTGCGCAACCCACGGGCAGTAGCCAACAAACATCAACAGGACCTACTCAAACAGGCGGCGCAGCAGATGGTGCGGGTGCAACTCAGCAGGGCGTTGTCAGACGCAGACATGATGGACTCGTTGAGGTTCCAAATGCAGACAATCCTGCAACCCGAGACTTAGTTGATCCAATCAGTGGTCGCGTTGTTGCACGTGGTGGCATTGAGCGTAAGATATTCGAGGACGGTCAACGCGCTACACGTGAAGCTGCACAACTGAAGCAGCAGTTGGGTCAAGCTCAGCAAGCGTTGGGTGGCATCAACGAAGTGACACGAGAAGCTGTGCGATTGAATGTCGCACCACAGGATCAGGTCATTGCCATTCGTGTCATGGCTGACTTCATGCGTGATCCTGTCAAGACGTTGCAGACGTTGGTTGAGGAAGTTAAGTCGAAGGGCTACTCCATTCCATTCCTTGAGCAAGGTGTAACGCCAGGAATGGATATGGCTGCTATCCAACGCATGATCGAAGCGAAGATGGCACCGATCACGCAGCGTGCGCAGATGGAGCAGGAACATGCTCGACATCGTAGTGCAGCACAGCAGCAGTTGGATGGCTTCCTTGGCGACAACCAGGAGGCGAATGAGAACCTTGACGTGCTTACTGAAATGCTGCAAGCTCAGCCTAGTCTGACCCTACACAGTGCATACACCAAGATGATACGGTGGGCACATGACAATGGATTGGACTGGACGCGCAATCTACGTGAACAGATCGTAGAGCGTCAACAACAGCAGTCTACCCAGCAGACGACACAGCAATCTGCACAGCAGCGTCCCATACCGGGTCGTCGTAGTGCAACTGGTGGCGCACCGCAGTCAACGAATGGTGCAGTCCAACAGTATAACGAGAATGCGTCGTGGGCTGACATCATTCGGCAAACGATGCAAGAGAACGGTGTCACTCTCAACTGATGAGGTAGGCTATGCCTGTTGGAACAATCATACCGGGTATGGCAGATGTGCTACACAGCACACTGACCAAGAGTAGGCGTAAGCTCGTGATGGCGAGCATCAAGTCGAATGCGTTGATGGCGTGGGTGTTTGCAAATGACCGAGTGGAGTATGAGGATGGTGGTTACAATATCACCAACCCACTGACTGTTGGGCGCAATCCGAACATCACATCGTATTCGTATTACACTCCGTTGCCTGTCAACCAGACCGATGAGTTCGACACGGTTGAGTATGGCTACTCGCGTGTGGCTGGCACTGTCATCATCAGTGATCAGGAGCAGGACGAGAACAACGGCGCCGCAGCCATCTTCAAATTGATGAAAGAGAAGATGAATGTGCTGGAGGAGAGCATTAAGGATAAGTTTAGTCAGTATCTATATGCTGTGGGTGGTGGGACTGATCCACTTGGTTTGGGTAGCCTTATCCCAACCAATCCGTTGGTCGGAACTCTGGGTGGGATCAATCGTGCTACTCAGCCTCAGTGGCGCACTAGTGCTTATGTGTTTGCTGGTGGTATGGACAGCACCAACATCGAAGAGGTATTCGATGACGTGTTGATGGATTTGACACTCAAGGGTGATCGTCCGTCTGTCATACTCACGGGCCGCAACATTTATCGCATGTATCGTCAGGCTGTGCGTGATAAGTTCACTATGCCACTGAGTGAAGGCAAGGCTACGAAGCGCATGTTCGATCTTGGCTTCGAGGGTTGTCTGCACAATGGCATACCACTGCTGTATGACGAAGACTGTCCAGTCAACTACGCATACTTCATCAACGACACGTATCTGCGTTTGCACATGCTACGTGGCGTGAACATGAAGGTGAAGGAGTTGGTGAGCCCGTGGAACGTGGATGCAGTTGGCAGCCGCGTAGTGTGGCAAGGTCAGTGGTGTTTATGGCGAGCCTTCCGGACCCACGCGGTCCTGACAAATTGACCCTTGACCCTACCACGAACTTCGGGCATATGGAAGAGGTAATCATCCCTCTATGGAGACACCGTATGTCCGGATCAACGCTCGCCCGCGAGACTAAATATCCGAGTATCGACGCGATCAATGCACTCACAGATGTAGATCGTGCCTGGATGGCTGGCTTCTTTGATGGGGAAGGCAGCATAGGTTTGTATCGCAAGTTCAAGAATGGCGTGTTCTATGCAGTATCTACGCGCTTAACCATTGCGCAAACTGATAAGAATATACTCGTGCCGTTCTTGGATGCGTTTGGTGGTGCACTCTCACTACTTGATAGACCAGAGCGTAAGACAAGTAGACATACGCAATACTGGACCTGGAGTTGCGACAACGTGTCGTATGCAGCCTTGTTTATGCAGACGATACGTCCGTGGCTTCGACACAAGGGCGACGAGGCCGATATCCTCATCGACTTCTTGAAGAACCGCTATGTCTATTCGTTGGAACACAAAGGAGCGTTGATAGATCAGATGGCAGCGTTGAAAACACGACGTTCGTCTCATTACAGTGATGAACGCAGTGCGCAGATACGCGCTATCCAGACAGGAACGGAGTAATGTATGCCGCAGAGCAATCTTGACTTTAAGCCTGCGTTCCAAGCGGAGAAGGTAACTGGTAAATTCACCAGGATGGTGATGCATATCGAAGAGGATGTGCGTAGCGTAGGACCACTTGGGAATAAGCAGGTGATCACTCGTAAGCTCGTTCCGAAACAAGAGGAGTTCACTGAGGGATGGTTCATCTATTTTCCTCAAGGACACTCGATGTTCGTTGCTGCGGATGATGTTGATCAACTCAACCGCATCGGCGTGAACGGTAAGCCCAAAGTCGTTGATATGAACTCTGGAGATGAGGTTCCAGACAACTTGAACCTCAGTCCGAAGGAGATCGTGGAACGCTCGCAACATAACAGGCCACGTGCAGCACGTAGCACAGGTGGTCTTACTGAAGTAATGGAGGGTAACTTAGATGCCTAACCTCATGGCAGTGGGAACCAACTTCCCACGACGCATCAACATGTATGTGCCTGCGATGCAATACAGTGCCGATGTGAACTACAACGGTGAGACACGTGTGAACTTCGGTGCACCACTTGCTGCTGTGGCGAATAGCATTGGCAATGCGATCAGCATCGCTACGGCTGGTCAAACTGACCTGAGCACAGTTGCGATCATACCTGAGCCATTCGGTCGCAACGTGACTGTTGTTGCGAGTGGTGCAGCAACCAGCAACGTGACACTGTATGGTTGGGACTATCTTGGTCAGCCCATCGCTGAGAGCTTCACGCTCAACGGTGCAACGCCAGTCGTTGGCAACAAGATATTCAAGGCAGTGAACTACGTCACGTATGGTGCAACTGGTGCAACGACTGTGAACATCGGCACTGGTGTGAAGCTAGGCTTGCCATACAAGGCCATACGTTGCGCGTATGAGATTGGCAACGGTGTTGTTGCTGCGGCTGGCACGTTGCAAGCACCATCGCTTGTTGATCCACAGACCAACGTGACGCTTGATCCACGTGGTGCATACACGACCACGACTGCGATGAATGGCACGAACATCATCAGTGGTGTGTTCAACATGGTGAACGATGTGAACACTGCCAACCGAGGTGGTCTCTATGGTATTCAGCAAGCTGCTGCCTAGGACAGCTTGTTGATTGGGAACGGTGTGCGCGCGGACTCCCTTGAGCACACCGTTTTCCAACGTAGGGGGACGCTATGCCTGCTATTGTTGGTGACATTGTTAGTGCTGTCATTACCGAACTGTCACAGGTTCCCGGTATAGCGACGCAGATATACGCGAGTGGTCGCATTCTGCAACATGTGCAGGATGCGTTGCTGCTTGAGCTTGAGGACATGTGGTGGCCTGACTACATGACCCACTTGGGTCCCATTCCGTTAGATGGCACCACTGGTAGCTTGACGCTGGACCTTGTTGGTCCGCTCGCTACTATCACTGAGTATCGTGACGTTGCCGCAGTGTTCCGTGCAGATAGCAATCGTAAGTTGCGTGAACTCCCACAGAGTATCAATCCATTGGTGCTCAGAAGTGGTATGAGTTCCCACTACATTGCACCTGACTACTCGACACCAGGGCGACCGTTCAAGGTCTATCCACCTGATAGCACAATCGGTGTTGTGGCATGGTGCCGACAACGACCGCAGTTGCCATTGGGTAACACTGACAAGGTGTATATCGACCAACTGCTGTTGCAGTATGATGCATGCTGGATGTATTGCGTCGATGACGGCACGATCCCTGCACAAGTGAACAAGTTCCAAGTGTTGGCACAGAACCGACGCAAGATGGTCAAATCGAGTTTCGCCCAACATCCGATTGCACTCGATCCGCGACTGCCGGGTGAGATCAATGTAGAAGACAGCTACTTCGTGCTGGATCAGGACCCACTCGCATGAGCACGACGTTTGCACGTGGTGAGAACCCACTGGTTGCTGCTAAGCTGAACAAGGCATTCAGTGAACGTGTGTCACGTGATGGTGACAAGATGGAAGGTGTGCTCACGTTGTGGGCTGATCCTACAGGTCCATTCGATGCAGTGACTAAGCAGTATGTGGATGCGTATAACCAACTTGGTCCACCAGGACCGCCCGGACCACAGGGTGTCAAAGGCGACATTGGTGTTGCTGGTCCACAAGGTAACTCTGGTCCCGTTGGATTAACTGGTGCAACTGGCGCTACAGGAACACAAGGTCCACCGGGGCCAACGGGCAACACAGGAGCACAAGGTGTCAAGGGTGACACTGGTGCGCAAGGTATACAAGGCACAGTTGGTGCAACTGGTGCTCAAGGTAGCATGGGTCCGCAAGGCGCTGTTGGTGCTACAGGAACGCAAGGTCCGATTGGCTTAACTGGTGCAACTGGACCGCAAGGTGCAGCATCAACTGTTCCTGGTCCCGCTGGTGCAACAGGTGCAACTGGCGTTGCTGGTCCACAAGGTGCAACTGGCGCGCAAGGCAACACAGGATTGCAAGGTGCAACTGGTCCACCCGGTGCTACTGGATCGCAAGGTCCACAAGGCACAAAGGGAGATACAGGATTGCAAGGTCCACAAGGTGTGCAAGGCTTGCCAGGACCATCAGGCACAGCTTCGGTAACAGTAGGAGACGTTGCACCTGTGATTGGTCAGGGCGTGTTGTGGTTCGATAGTGTAGGATCGCGGTTGTATGTTGGTTACAACGATGGCAACTCGATGCAGTGGGTGGGGATCAACTAGATGACAGTGCTGACGCCATTCCTCAAGTTGCAGAAGCCGCCGTTCGATGACATCCCATGGGATGAGGCTGTCAATGGCAACATGGACATCATTGACTCATTCATCTCACGCTACATGGCAGTGCCTAACTACGTCGGTGCATGGTTGAATAGCACGCTCTACACATCTGGTCAGAACGTGCTCGACATCAGCACTGCTACGATCTACCTGTGCGGAGTGACACACACGAGTTCAGCAGTGCCAACGACGTTTGCACAGGATCGTGTCACCTATCCAACGTATTGGCATGCAACGACCAACGTTGTTACCAGTGGCGGTGGTGCAACCATCTCAGTTGGTGATGCCACGCCATCTTCACCGAAGCAAGGTGACTTGTGGTTCGAGACCACGAGTGCGCAGTTGTATGTGCTCTACAATGATGGCAACTCGTTCCAGTGGGTGATTGCAACCAACCAACCTGGGAACATTGGTGATGCATCATCAGATGGCCTAACGTATGGTCGGCAGAACGCAGCATGGGTTCCAACGATCAGTGCAGCATCACCAGTCTTCACAGGCAACCCAACTGCACCGACGCCAACGTATGGTGACAATGATACGTCGGTAGCTACGACTGCATTCGTCCAGGCTGCTGTTGCGCCAGCAATCAATGATGTTGGTCGGAACAAGATACACAACAGTATGTTCACTGTGGCACAACGTGGTGTAGGAACAACATGGTCTGTGATTGGCTACACACTTGATCGTTGGTATTTCGAGTTCGCACTTGATGCCTCGAATGTTACACACGTCACTGCTAATGACACCATGCGTAGTGCGATTGGTGATGAGCATGTCACCTACGTCTTAGGTTTCAGTGTCACAGGCAATTCTGGTGCTACAGCATACACTGAGTATCATCAACAGATCGAGGATGTGCGACGACTAGCTGGTAAGACTGTGATTGTGAGCTTCTGGGCTGCATGCAACAGTGGTACACCGAAGATGGGTGTGTCGATCGACCAGACCTTCGGCACTGGTGGATCACCGTCACCAACTGTTACTGGTGTCGGTCAAGCAGTTACACTCTCGACGACGTGGACGCGATACTCATTGACGTTCGTCGTGCCTAGTGTAAATGGCAAGGTGTTCGGGACAGCACTGAACAATGCTACAACACTGCGCTTCTGGATGTCATCAGGTGCTAACTTCAATGTCCGTGCGGGTGGTATTGGCATGCAAACTCATTCACCTACTCTATGGGGTGTGCAGCTTGAGATAGCACAACCCGGTCAGACGCAACCAACGCTATTGGAGAAGCCCGATCCGGTGATGCAGTTGCAGCAATGTCAGAGGTTTTATCAAGTCGGTAGCTTCGGCTTGCAAGGCAACGCAACCGCAACGGCAACAACCGTCGGTTACTGTCAAACGCTGGGAGTGTCGATGCACCACATACCAACGACAGCTCTCGCTTCTGAGAGTAATGCTATTTCAATGTCAACCCGTTCAATTGTTGCCGATAGTGCCTCGCAAATCAGGCCAAATGGCACGGCTGCCAATGCATTCGTATGGACTGGCACATTCACGGCATCGGCGGACCTATAACATGGCACGCTCACGCATTACGAAACGTGTCGCCTCGGATAATCATGCCGATCATGTGTCGGGTGACACCGTAATCAGCAGCGATGATCTTGTATGGTCGGCGCGGATCAACGCGAATAGCACGAGCCTGCTCCGCTGTGAGTTTGTTCCAACCGTGGCTGCGCTTGTTAGCCGCCTGCTCCTTGTATGTCGTCCAGCGACAGTTAGCAGGGGAGTAGTCGCCGTTGTTGTCGATGCGATCAAGCGTCCACTGATGTTTGTGTCCAGGTGGTCTAGGACACATGTCAGCAAAGAAGTTCTCAAACTTCTGCCAGCGGTCGCAGACAGTGATGCCTCGTCCACCGTAATTCTCAAAGCCATGCTGCTTAGGGTTGTAGCAGCGTGCAAGCATCTTATACCAGATGAAGTATTCAGGGGGCTGGATGTATGTTTTGGGCATCTCCAGATTTTAGTTCAAGGGAGGGCCTAAGTCCATGCTCGACTTCCCCAACTCACCAACCAACGGTCAACAGTTCGTTGGTCCCAATGGCATCATCTGGGTGTGGGACACTACCAAGTGGACCAATGGCACACTCAACGTGGCGTATGCACCTTCGGTGTCACCAATCTTCAGTGGTGATCCACGTGCACCGACGCCGACAGTTGGTGACAATGACACGAGCATAGCTACAACAGCGTTCGTGCAGGCTGCATTGCCTGTAGCATCTGCAACGAACCCTGTCATGAATGGTGTGGCAGCACCGGGTGCAGCAACAGCATGGTCACGTGGCGATCACGTCCATCCAACTGATACCAGTCGATACGCAGCAGCCAATCCATCTGGTTATCAGACGGCTGCACAAGTGTCAGCGACAGTTGGCAATTACTTTCCATTAAGTGGAGGAACCGTATCTGGTAGTGTGACTGCAACTGGTAACATCCTCTCCAACAATAACCTCTATTGCACTGGTA